GCGGCTATTTCTGTGCTTAGTGTTTGACTAACATCCATAATATTTTCCTTGTTTTATGCTAGGCGATGGCCCCAGCGTTGCGGTATTCTTGTACTAGGATCAATGTCCCTGCGTACTGGGAACATGTAATCCACCATATAACCCAATGCATCCATCATATGGTCATAGCCTGAGTCTTTATCAGGTTGGCTTGTATTCTCTTTGTAGGTATGACGCTCTAATCCCTCGATTGTGTATTTACATTTAGGATGTATAAACAAGTGACAAACACCGGTTGTATCCTTCAATCTTGAGTTTACTGCGTTAATACGATCTCTGACTGGTGTATGTGCTCTAGGGGCTTTGACTAAGAATCCTGCGTTGCTGAGGATCGTGATATCAGTAGCGCCGCCAGCTGAGGTTTTCCGTTGCGATCCTGCTGGGTCTGGGTACATGAAGACTTTTGACCTTGGGTATCGGCTTTTAATTTCTTCCACAACTTCTTGGGTGTTAGAAGAAAACATACGGATTTCATCGATGACATATAAGCTATCTCCTTGGCGTACGGCAATGACAGCACTACAGGGGTCTATGTTAAAGTCCATGCCTATGTATACAACTGATAAGTCTATAGCTTCAGGAGCAATACAGTTCTGCTTACGATCAAATGCGTAATAGATGCGTCCTGAATATGTTTCAAATGTAGCCAAGAACTCTTGACGGAATGTACGCTCATCAAGATCCTGCTTGGCTGCTAGTATTTCTTCTGCCTTAACATTGCCGCCATCAATAGTAGTATACTGAAAGCTGGCCCATGTGCTAGGTTGTTCTAATGGCATTGTGTAAAGGTCATGCGCCCAGTTACCAATACCTTTTGGTGTTCCAATGAATAGAGCACGGCCTTGCTTGTCTGCTAGTGTAGGACGGAGTACTTCAGTCCAGGCTGTTTCATCCACATCAGCAAACTCATCCATGACCATAAAGTCCAGTCCAACACCTCTAAGTGAGTCAGCATTGTCAGCACCCTTAAGGCTTATTACTGATCCATTCTTTAATATGATGGTTAACTCTGATTCATTAACCTTTAATGCCCAGTTAAGGTCTTGCAGTTTGTTCTTTAATTTACGCCAAACGATTTGTTTAGCTTGTCTGTATGTAGGGGCAACATACCAGACTTCTTGCCCGGGTATACGAGCATGGTAGCATAGTTCTCTAATGCTTAGGTGTGTCTTACCAAAACGACGCCCTGCGACTACTACTCTAAAACGAATAGTTGAATCTGCTATGGTCTGCTGTGCTGGGCTTAATGGCATTACTTGAGTATGGTTGCCCAGTCGATATGATTAGCTAGGTAACCAGCAATAGGGCCCAGGATCAATGCGGCAGTTGCTATGCGAGCCAATACGCTATCACGGAAGCTCTTAAGGCCTTCTAAGTCTTCGCTGAGTTTGGCATGCTGGCTACAGCTTGCTTCATACATTTTTGACAGTTGTTCTTTTAAGTCAGCATCGTTAGCTCTAACAGTTTCTTTAAGCTCGTCTACCTTTGTTTCTAGTACTGCTACTCTTTCATTCGTGCTGGCCATTATTCGTCACTCCAAGGAAGGGGGCGCTTGTCATCAGTTTCCATACCTTGGTCACTCATGCCTAGCAAGTTTTTAGCTAGGAAGATTTGTACAGCGGCATTACCGCCCAGTGCGTTCTTCAGCATGGCGTGTCTTAGTGTATGTTTAAGGTCTTCTCGGCCTTTTGCTATGATCGTGCTAAAATTATATCTAAGCGTGTTAGTATCAATGTCAAACCACACAGATATTTCTTTATCGCTACAGCCGATTGCGGCTAGTTTGTATACATCATCAGGCGTTACTACACGGCGCTTCTTGCCTCTGCCCACTTGAAAACCCATGACTTCTACAGCTACCAGCTTCTTTGGGCTGGGTCCTGTTTTACTTGGGTCACGGGGTTCTTCTACCAGCGCAATGACTTCGTAGGCCTGCTCATCAGCATCAGCTAAGTTGGCATGCACAGTCACGGGTCCACTGTCAATGATATTATCTTCCATCGTGTATTTATTATAGTCATGAAAAAGCCCTCAGTAAAGAGGGCTATTCACTCGTTGTATTAAGACGATATAGGATAATAAATGCCAGAGCCTACTAAAACTCTTGCATACTTATTTATCTGCGGCTGGCTAATTCGCCTACAAACTGATTTAGACTGTATGTTTCCCTTTGGAACTGTCTGATCAATTTGTTTTGTTCTTTGACTAATTCGCTGAATTGCAGTTGGTTACCCTGTAGTTCTCTGCAATGCTGTTCTAGTAATTGGCAGCGAACATCTAGTTGTATCAATAAATCGTATGGATCAAAGTTGGGTTTCATCTATAATTTCCAATAAATCACTGAAGTTATTACTGGCTCTAGTATAAGTCTGTACTAGGTCAATAGCATAGTCAGTGTCAGCAAACAGTTTATTCCAGCGTTCAATTGGTGCTAGTGCGAAGTCTTTGGGTAAGTTCTGTTTGGTCTTGCCCTTGGCTTCATTAACCATGTCTGTGAGTATGTCTGTACCTGTACGGTTTTGTCCTGAGCTGGTCTTAAAGCCTTTTAAGGGTGTACGCATAAAATCTAGTAAGTCTGGGTCTTGCTCTACTGCTTGGCTGATCTCAGTGATCACTAGTCTAATATGCTTGGTCAACTCTTTGCGTTGTTCCAATGTTTGTTTCACATAGGTTGTTGAGTATTTAACTCCATCCCTAGGTTCCATCTTATTAAGTTTCTGATAGCGTATTGTTTTCATCATTGCGCCTTGGTAGTAGTCAGAGGACGGTTAGAATAATAGTCACGAGTAATGTATCTAGTACCTGCACTGGCACCGCAATGCTGGGGATATTGGTAATTGGCCTGCTTGTAGTAATTTTGGCAAAGGTCTTGTCTATCATACATGCCTGCACAGCCAGTTAGTGCTAGTAATAGGGTTAGTAAGAGCATTTTCATTTGCTGGACTTCCTGTTGGTTGTACCTACTCGGCGACCACCTTGCTCTTGTAAGTGTTGCAAGCGGCTTATCACATGCACATTGTCTACTGACCAAGCGCCTTCTTTGTCTACTCTGGTCATGCACATGTCTTCGGGTTTACGGCCTCTGTTGTGCCAATCATTCTTCCACATCTGATAAAAGTCTTCAAACTCTAGATCCCATTCTTCTTGGCGGAAGTTAGCCTGGGCCTTGGCCAGTTGCCATGGGTGATACATATCATGCTTGAACTTGCCTGCTTCAGCACCAATGATCCAAACCTGAGGGCGTTCAACACCTCTAGCATATCTACCCGTTAATCGCATTCCTTTTTTGCCTGCCATATATTCTCCTCTTTACTTATTATATACAATGTATTTATACCAGTCAATGAAAAAGGGCGATTTATCCGGAGAAGCTCCTTTAGGTTATTCTCATCGCCCTTAGTGAAGGTTTTGGCTTACCTTCGGAAGTTACTTGCGTGATCTTCTGGCTTTGGCTCTTTTCTTTGCCCTAGCCAATCGTTCTTCTGGTGTTCTATATGTTGGATGTAGTATTGATTTGGTAGAGTCTACATACTGTTCAAAGTTAGCCAATATGTTGGTCAACTGCTGAGGTGTGATGCGATTACGCTTTTGGTTGTTTTCAATATGGCTGATGAATGTATTACAAAAGCGATGTATGGTATTGCGTATCAGTCCATCACTGTGTCTATGATCTAGTACAGCATCTTTGAGTTCTATTAGGTGCTGGCATACTGGGCAGATTTGATTGTTCTCTGCCCAGTACTGTTCGCGTAGCTGTTTAATATCTTTGGGTTTGGCTTTATTCAAATAGTTTCTCGTCTTGCAGGGCTAGCCAACTATGTGTCTTGGATCCTTTTAGTACAAAGAAGCATTCATAGTCTGGCCTCCATTCTGCATCATCAGCTTGATGCAACCAATCCAGTAGTGTGTTCTGCTCTATCAGTTTCAGCATGTCTATTCTCAAATATTCTAAGCGCATCTAGTTCCTTGACAAGTTCTCGTAAAGTATTTACTGTTTGTTCTTTATCCTGCAAGTGTGTGCTGGCTGGTTGTGTATTCTGTTTAAGCTGTGCTAGTAAAGACATTTTATTCCTAAAACACAAGTATAACATGCTCCTTGTTCTATTACAAATCCTTTGATTAAACTAGTCAATAAATATTGCATGAAAAAGAAAATCGCTGTCTATGCTATTAGTTTAAATGAAGAACACTTTGTTCAAAGGTTCTATGAGTCCTGCAAGGACGCAGACTGTATTGTACTCGCTGACACTGGGTCAACTGATGCCACTGTTGAGCTTGCTCGTAGTTTAGGTATCCAAGTCTATACAATAACTGTAAGCCCTTGGCGCTTTGACACAGCTCGTAACATAGCATTAGGATTGATTCCTAAAGATATTGATATCTGTGTTGCATTAGACTTAGATGAAGTAATGACTCCTGGTTGGTATGCGGCTGTACAAAACAACTGGAAGAGTGACATTACTCGCTTGCAATATAGATTTGACAATCAAGGTGATATCTACAACTGCACCAAGATACACTCACGCACAGGTTATCAATGGCGTCACCTAATACATGAAATGATTGAGCCTGATGCTCGTATGACTGAAGTCTGGGCTATCACTGAAGACATACTTTCAGAGCATCATCCGGATCTGACTAAATCAAGAGGTCAGTACTTGCCCATGCTGAATGCCAGCATTGCTGAGAATCCTTATGATCATAGAGACAGTTGGTATTTGGGCAGAGAATTCTTTTATCACAAGCAATGGCTTAGAGCCATCAAGGAATGGGATAGATACCTGACCTTACCTGGTGCTACTTGGCATCATGAGCGTAGCTTTGCTCTGCGTCATATGGGGCGAGCTTACATGCACTTAGGTCAGCATGAACTAGCACTCAAGCATTTTAGAATGGCTGTAGATACTAGCCGTTTGATCCGTGATACTTGGGTAGATCTAGCACAGGCCTGCTATGAACTTAAACAATGGCATGAATGCTACTATGCAGCCACACAGGCTTTGACCATCACACAAAGAGAATATGTGTTTACCAGCACAGGTGAGCCTTGGTCATTTAAAACTTATGACCTAGCGGCATTGTCAGCTTATAACCTAGGTCTGCGTGAACAGGCTGTTGCTAATGGCACACAAGCTCTTGAACTAAATCCAGATGATGCTAGATTGTTTAAGAACTTAGAATACTATTTGGCCTTGGCTATTAAGTCCTGAAGACTATTGCGTGTTTCTGGAAATACTGTTCTAGTCAAATGAAACATTTGCTTTTGGCTTAGAAATCCTCTATTACACCAAAAGTCATACAATTGATTGATGTATGGATTATCGGAACAGTTATCCTTGGCTGCTAGCCAAATTTCTAACCATTCTTCTTCTGTTGGTGCATAAGCGTAGTTACTGCGTTTTAAAATATCCTGGATTGCCATTGTTTTTCCCCTTTTGAGTAGTTTAACATACTTGCGTATAGATGCCTAGCGAACTGGTTTTCTTGAGAACCGTAGCAGTATAATAGTAATATATAGAATAACAGTTAAGCAAGGTCACATGTCCTCATACTTGTTCCATTCAAGTTTGATAGAGTAACCAGTAGCTCTCCTTACTTCAAGTTCAACATCTAAAGGATCAATGAAACCATCACTACACCAGCCATCATGTATCCAAAGACATTTGATCTTTCTCTTACGCAATAGCTTACGAATCACATCACCTACTTGATTTTCAAGTTCTCTGTAAAGCTGACTCTTTTCCTTTGAACTTAACCTCTGAGAGATCAATACTCCGTTTTTATTTGTCACATACCTCTTAGGGAATTCCTCTTTAAGAACTTTCCATAAACTACGGATATCTGTTTGGATTCCTTGGAATACAGGATCATGCTTGAGATTAGTAATTGCGTTATATGAGTAGTTCAAACTTTGAAATATCTTACCTCCTTGCCAGCAGGTAACAACTCCTCCTTGGAGAACTCCATTAATTACTAGTTTGACTTGACTGTTAGTAATTGCACAGTTAACAGCTATTTGGTCACGGATTGCTGTACGGTTTAGGTTATATGCATCAAGGTCAGGTAGTGCTAGGTCAGGTGCTAGTTTTCTTGCTTTTTGCACTAGGAGATTTGGCGCGGCGGCCTCTATGTCATAATGGTATCTGTAACCCTTATTGGCCATTAGACTACCACGGACTTGCTTGGGGATGTAT